CGCCGAACTTCATCATATATTCTGCATTAGAATACACGAATGATATGAAGCGGTGCATGTGCGCACCACTTGAGAAGCCAGCGCGAGAGACATGGATATGCAGACCACAGGACTTGGTATCCCATGACCTAGCACCATAGTCTAGGCGTAAGCGGTTGATAGTATCCCATAGCATAGCACTTCTCTCACGATATTGCAAGTGAGTGTGTGGCTGTGTGACTATCTCGAATCCGTCATATCCGTCACGACCAATACTGGCATCATGCTTGATGATACCGATATTGTTCACGGCTAGAACCGAACTAGTGAAGTCCGCAGCCCCGCTGAGATTACCGCCACGAATCTGAGTCTCCAACTCTAGCCCCATGTATAGTCCACTCTTGGACTCACCATGAAATACTAGTGGTGGCTTGCAGTTGTATTCGTGAATAACCTTACGGCAATTACATGAGCGACCAACGATAGATGGGCTACCGCCCTGTGTATTCTCGCAGTCACCGCACTCGTTACCTTCACGATTATACTGGTCGCAATCCTCGCAGTACCATGCGTTACGGCTAGTGCAGTTGTCGCACCAAGTATCACCCTCGACACTATAGTAATCGTCTCGGTCGCTGTAACTCTCGCCACAAGGTTCACAATAGAATGTATAGTTCTCGTAGCAATACTCGCACCATGACTCGGAATTGACGAAGTAATCGTCACCCGAGAAGGCGTTATTGCAACGCTCACAATACTTACCACAAGAGTCGCAGTAGTAACTAGTGCCGTCGCTGATTGACTCATCAACGCTGACTAGTATCTCGCAATCCTCGCACCATATAGTGCAACTCTCGCAAGCAATCGAGCCGTCATTGAAACGGCGTTCGTCACCTTCATCTATCGTGCTGTCGCATAGGCTACATACGATAGGTTCTACTTCTTCTGCCATATCTACTCACCCCCTTCCTGTATGTTGTAGGTGTAGTATAGCATAATCTTATTTAGTTGTCAAACTTTCCGTGCTTGCGAAGTTGCAAGCGTAGGTACTCGACTTTACGAGTCAGTCTAGCGTTGGCTAGTGCTGTTGTGATTACTAGTGTAATCGAGGCGGTTAGGGCTATAATTACAGCGAGCATATCCGTGGTGGTCATGCTTCCTGTAATCCTTTAAGGCGTGTGCGCTTAGTAGCGGGTTGCCATGGCGTTGCGAGTAGGTTCGCTTGGAATAGTGCCTTAGCACTTTCCCTAGATTCGAGCCACTCACTTGCCCGCAATTCCGCCGTAAGGCGTTGCGTTGCGGTCATGCGTAGTTGCCTACCTTTCATGCGTTATGCCATAGTATAGCATAGGCTTGACGGGTTGTCAAGTCGTACCGCGCTTGGTCGTGAGCCATCGTAGCCTATCGCTAGGCGCGGTGTATCCTACTTGTCGTGGATATTAAGGTTAAGTGTAGTGGTTTCGGCGGTTGCCAACTTAGCCACTAGTGCTAGTGCGGTTGCTTCATCTAGGGTCGGAAGCTCGCGTGTCACCTTGCGGTTGCTTGACACCTTGCCGTTGCGGGTGCGCTTGTAGGCGCGACCATTCGGCGTGTCGTGTAATCGCCACCCTGTAGAGCCTAGTCTGCGACTAGTCACCAACGGGCGTGTAGGTGTCATCACGATACTACCCGAGCCCCCGTAAGGGTTGCTCATGTTGTATCCTTTCGGCTAGGTATCTCCTAGCCTAGTGCGTTGATAGGTAGTGAGCCTATAAGATACCATAGTATCCAACGCGTGTCAAGTGTTAAAGAGTGTGGTAGTGATACCACGAGCGACTCGCTGTTACTAGTAACTAGTCTAGCACACTCTTATTCACTTGTCAAGTTGATAGCCTACCAACCGACTATCGGGTTGCTACCCTTTCGGGTTGCTGTTGGTTGGAAGTGTAGCACACTCTCCAACCCTTGTCAAGTCGTACCCTTTCGGGCGTGTCGCGGGCTTCCCCGCTTGACTTCTCTATGAACTTGTACCCCGTACCTTACCCTACCCCGCCACGCTTGTCAAGGGGACAATTCGGACATGTCGGACATTACCCATGTGATTTAGGTCACACACTTATATGGTACATATCAGACATGCTAGACATATAGAACATAGCGGGCATCATGGAATAAATTATATCAAATTATATTAAGCCCCCCAAATTGGACATTTAAGACATGGTTAGTAGATAGTTACCTAAGAGACAAACCGATAAGGAGATAAATAGATTTATCGACAATTAAAATACTATGTAGATAAGTCGATTTATCGACAATTTAGAGGGTAGGTGTGTTAATGTCAGGTTCTTATATGTATTATGTCTCCCACAATAAATTTCTGTTATATTATATTCAGGCCCCATATATAGCCCTGACCAGGGCTTTTAAAAATATTTCATCAGAATGTGTTCGTTTTAGCTCTTTGAACAGGTTATCTTATATGTAATGTATTACATACGGAGTCGCTCCGTTTAAGACTCCGCGACTCCTATATATTATATATATTATTATATATAATGGGAGAGTTATATCGCTAGACGGGTACCGTTATAACAGCGATATTAGATGGGACAACTGATGGGTAGAAAGCCAGGGAAACAGGACATCCCTAAGGGCGAGGCCCAGGAGCGAGTCCTGATGGCGCTAGCCCAGGGTTCCACTGTAATAGCCGCTATGGGCACCGTAGGCCGCAATGACGTGACATTCCGTCAGTGGTGCGCCTCAGATGCCGACTTCAAGGAGCGAGCCGACAAGGCCCGCCTAGAGGGCAAAGGCGTCAAATCGGACTTATCCGACTTAAAGGACATCGACTACGTCTCCTTCTGCGAGCAGTTCCTAGACAGCAAACTTTTCCCACACCAGCTCAATTGGCTGGATATGATGGAGGGGCGCGAGCCGCGCTGGATGCCAGCTGGTATGACCTACGAGCCAGGCGAATCTGACAGAGTCCTGATTAACGTGCCACCTGAGCACGCCAAGTCGACTACCATCACCACAAACTATGTCACATACAAAATCGTGACTAACCCCAACATGCGAGTCATCATCGTCTCTAAGACGCAAGGTATGGCCCGCAAGTTCCTTGGGGCGATTAAGACAAGACTTTCACACCCAGCATATATTAAGTTGCAGACGGCCTTCGGTCCTAACGGCGGATACAAGGCCGATGCAACACAATGGTCTGCTGATATGATTTACCTAGGTACGGGACGTGACTCAGGCGAGAAGGACCCTACTGTACAAGCCCTTGGTATGGGCTCACAGATTTACGGTGCTCGCGCTGACTTGATTATCGTTGATGACGCCGTGATGGGAGCCAACGCCCATGAGTGGGAAAAACAACTCGAGTGGCTCCAAAAGGAAGTTATCACACGCCTGGGGCGGCACGGAAAACTAATTATCGTAGGAACCCGTGTCGCGCCCGTGGACCTCTATAAGATGCTCCGCGACCCAGGTCAGTGGTCTGGTGGTGTAGCGCCATTTACATATTGCGCAATGCCAGCAGTTTTAGAATTTGATGAGAACCCTGACAAGTGGAAGACACTCTGGCCTGAATCAGACCAACAGGAAAACGCAAAGGACGATGCGCTACCAAATGGAAATTACCCAAAATGGGATGGACCCTCGCTATATAAGCGCCGCTCTCAGGTCTCTCCGTCTGTATGGGCTATGGTCTACCAGCAAGAAGACGTCACAGAAGATTCAATCTTCTCACCAACCTGCATCGCAGGAAGCATCAACGGCATGCGAAAGCGTGGTCCGTTAAAGGCTGGCGTGCCTGGACACCCACGTACAACTGATTCTTGCTACACAGTAATGGGGCTTGACCCTGCTATGCAGGGAGCAACTGGAGCTGTGATAGCTTCATACAATAAGTCAGATGGCAAGATTTATATTCTTGACTGCGTCAATATGACTGAGCCTTCACCTGATAAGATTCAACATCTTATTGAGGACTGGGTTGAGAAGTACCGTCCTCAGGAACTGCGTATTGAAATCAACGCTCACCAAAAGGCTTACGCCCTGGATGAGAACTTAAGAAACTTTCTAGCCTCTTATGGCTGCCAGTTGAATTCACACTTCACTGGTAAGAACAAGTGGGACACCTCTTTCGGTGTAGCCTCTATGGCTATGCTGTTTGGTAATACACGTGATGGCCGTTTCCAAGATAACAATATCATGGAGATACCAAGTAATGAAGGCTCAGAGGGAATTAAGACTCTCGTACAGCAGCTTATTACCTGGAAGCCTGACACAAAGAACCCCACAGATACTGTAATGGCTCTCTGGTTTGCAATCATCCGTGTACGCGAGTTGATGCAGAACACATCAAGAGTGGGACAGTACCAATCAAACCGCTGGGCTACGCGACATCAAATGTCATCCCGCGGTTCAATTAATTTAGATGAAGCCTTTGCAGAGCAATGGGTTCAAACTTACGGTTAGGATTATAATGGCAGCAGGAGACAAAGATAGCAAAGGTCGTTACATCGACCCAACTGCTGCAATCAATGCTGGACTAATGAAGAAGAAGCTTGGCATTGTTCCTATGGGTGGAGGAATTCCCCGTAAGGTAGCTGGCATTGCTGCAGAAGGTGCAGCTAATGTTCAAAAAGTTTATAGAGAAATTTCTCCAGCTGCACAAAAAGCTATTGATGAAGCTCGCGCAGCTTTAGGTTCAGCTAAGCCTTCAGCTGAAGAAATGGCAAAACGCGCCCGTGCCAATAAGGCAAATGAGATTGAAAAAATTAGAAAACAAGGACGTAACACACGATGACATTATCCATGGAACAGGTTGCAGCTCGCGTTCAAGCGCTACGCTATCGCAACGCTGAGCGTGATGCACGTAACCTTGATGTCCTTGCAGTCCGTAAGGGCAAGATTGCAGAAGTATATCCTGACTTCTTCCCGCAAGGTGTAGATGCTAACGTAGTTGCAAACTTTATTGACATTGTTGCACGCGACTTGTCAGAAGTTATGGCTCCACTTCCAGCAGTAAACTGCTCAGCAGCAAATCAGACATCTGATAGAGCCCGTCAGTTTGCTGATAAACGTACTCGTATCGCATCAAATTATTTCCAACACTCAGACCTATCAGTACAGATGTACTCAGGTGCTGACTGGTATCTTACATACGGTTTCCTCCCATTCATGATTGAGTTGGACGAGGAAGCAAAGCTGCCACGTATCCGCATAGAAAACCCAGTGGGTGCTTACCCAGAGTTCGACCGCTATGGACGTTGCGTTGCATTTGCTAAGCGCTACATGATGACTTTAGGTGAATTGTGCACACAGTTCCCAGAGTATGATAGCCAACTCCTTGGACCTCAGGGTTACAAGCAGGACTTAAACGCGCAGATTGAACTTGTCCGTTATTACGACAAGGACCAGTCAATCATCTTTATTCCAGCAAAGAACAATCTAGTTCTTTCTAAAGCAATGAACCCACTCGGTAAGATGATGGTCATCGTTGCACGTAAACCATCTATTGAT